ACTGAGATCCGCACCGGCTACCTTACCCGCCGCGCCCTGATGGTTCCGCTGGCCGTCACGCTGCTGCTAAAGCTCGCCAGCGCCACCAGCCACACCGTCACAGTCGCGGTGCCGTTCTTCCGCTGCACGGCGGTGCTGAGCCCTTGTGTGCTCCCACCCCCCGGAAACGTCGCGTTGATCTTCGTGTCCAATCCGTCGATACCAGCCTCGAACGTGACGGCACTGCCAGACGCCGAGAACTGGCAATTCCCCGACACGTCCCAGTCGCCCGCCGTGAGATCCAGCGACACGATGTTGGCCGCCACATTGCTCGTCAGGCCGATCCCGCTCGCCGTCGCAGTCAGGTATTCCCCGATCTGCCCAGCCGGCGCATCGGTCCCGTTCGTCACGCCAGTCTTGGCGGCGAGCGCATTGACCTGATCAGCGACGGCCTGGTGGTACTCGGTCCACGCCTGGCTGTGCTGCTGGCCCGATGCGGCGTCCACGATCGGCGCATCGTAGAACGGCGGGTCGACCAGCTTCTGCGCGGTGACGGAGGACGACATCAGGACACCCCGGCGGTGATGTCAGCATCGACAGCGTATATACGAGTAAGCCCATGGGCGGTAATGCGGAACGTCCTCTGCCTGAACGAGCCCAGCCGCGTGGTATATACGCGCTTGCGGAGTTCACTCGGTGCCCCTGCCGACATAATACGCTGCGGCCCCCACGTCCTCGATCCATCGTCGGACCACTCCAGCAGCACGTCGCCCGGCGTGTTGGTGCCGCCCACCTCCATCTCGATCTCAACGCGGGCACAGAACGCGCGCCGCGTGGCGGCCCACAGCGGCGGCAGCGTCGCCTGACGGATCACATCGATGTTGATGTCGTTCGCCCCCATGGCGAGCGTGTAGAGCCAGCCTGTCGTGCGATCGCCATAGAGATGCAGCGAGTTGTTATCCACCGCCGCCACCGTCGTGCCCCATGGCCCAACGCCGTCCGTGCTGGTTGACCGCTCATGCCAGTTGCCCGTCGCCACGTCATACACCAGCGTCCGGTTATCGATCGTCGTCAGGCTATAGAACCAGTGCCCGCGATAGGAATGCGTCAGCGCCCAGAGGCCGACCGTGCTGGGGCCAATAATCGCCTCGATCGCGTGCGTCGAAACCCGCTGCGGCGTGTAACCTTTCGAGCGGTAGACAATGCCGTCGAGCCCGACCCACCAGACCGATCCATCAGCGCGGCAGACCGACATCGGTGAGCCGGTGCCGGTCCAGATCACGCCGCCCGAGGCGCGGCGGAACGGAAAGAAACTCTCGCCCGCCGTCAGCTCCAGCCCAGACGAACCGGCGTCATACCAGACCTCAAAGCCGTTTGTGCCGACCGTCCAGATTTGTCCGCGGTGACTGATCACCCGGCGGATGACGTTCGGCAACGCATCGGAGAACACGAAATCCAGCGCAGCGAAACTGGACGGATCGAGCAGCCTTGAGATGAACCACTGCGAGCTGTCACCCAGCGCCGAGAAGCAGAAATACCCGTCGACATAACAGACCGATGAGGCGCCTGGATAATCCGGGTCGGTGATCAGGTTGAGAGTGTCTCCCGGTAAATGACCGCAGGTATAGGCGTGCGGCGCGCAACAAATCACGACGGCCGTAGGCCCCGCCGCGATGGTGACGAATGAGTTCCACGGATCAGTGCCGGCGTCTGCCGTGCCAATGTTGCCGATGCCCTCGAAGGTCGGCACGCCGAGCGGCGTGAATGACATTCGGAACGCCTCTTGCCCGCTGACGATGTAAATCGGCCCCGGCTGGTCGTCGTTCATCGCCAGGATCGGCCCCAGTCCGACCGAGATATAAGGCACCAGCCCCGGCGTCGAGACCAGCGCCGCAGCAACGCGTGCGTCGTCTGGCGCCTTCTCGGCCATCAGGTTGAGCAAGCGTTTAGCGACCAGCGGCAGCGACGGATGCTGGTAGCTTTCCAGCGGAAACGGTATCCGCTGCATTCCCGTGGGAGCCGTCTGCGGTGAGGCGCCTGACATCAGAGATCAACCTTACGCCGTGCCCTGTCGGATACCGTTCACGAAGCAACGATACTGCGCGGCCGTCGCCCCGCCGCCATTGACCAGGAACGCGATCGGCCCGCTCGTTCCGATCGCGACATCGAAATTGCCGCTGAACTGCACATTGAAGAACGGAACGGAGTAAGTGCTATTGCAATCCCCATAAAATACGTTGGGCGAAACGGTCGTATCATACTGGTCGAACACACAGGCGTTGAACCCGTTGAGCGTCGGAGAACTGCCGCCTACGGTGGTATAGTAGAAATTATGGTTTGGCAGTGAGTGTATCACGCCCTTCACTGAAAAGGTGCTATTGGTCACCGAGCCGCCGCCGTTGAACAACCCGACCACCGGAACATTCGCGGGGATGGGGGTCGTGGACTGCCACACCGTTCCTCGGATCGTCACGCTATCGATGTTCCCGTACGCCGTAAACAGAGACGGCCAATAGTCCGACTCCACATCAATCCGAATATCGATGACATTGGACAGGAGTATTGGATACGGGTTCCCGGCCCAGGTGCCGGTTTCATCCAACAGCGCCATGTAGGTTTGTGCCCACGTATGGTTGTCACAACCTTCGATGTAGAGCGTATTATGCATGCCCCAGCTTTGCAGGCTACAGCCGACGCCGACAACGGCGTCTATAGTCAGTTTTTCCCCAAACTCGACGTACGGGGACGCGATGCCGGTGTTGTTGTTCGTGGAGAACAGTAGCCCGTACTGGCCGACCGTCCACACATTGAAGAAATGCGCGGGGCCGGAACCGCCGATGAACGCCATCGGCGTCGAGCCGGCGGCGTTCGTCAGACTGATCGAGACGTTTTCCATGGCGCAGTTGGAACCACCGGGCCAGCCCGGCGTTGGCGCGGTGTATGACGTGCCGAAAATGATCCCGATCGTTGACGGATTGGGGCGCCCGATCGCCAGAATGTTCAGGTCACGGAAAATGATATTGTTGGAGCCGGTGCAGTCAAACACGGGCTTGCCAGTGCCCGTATTGGCCAGCAATGTCGAACCGTTGGATGGCGGCATATCGATCAAGGCGAAAATGAGCGCGATCATGCCATCCCCCTCGATCGTCAGGGCACCCGACAGATTTGTCAGGTTGATCGGAACATTAACCAGGTATCCCAGCGACGATGCGGGGATATAGAGAGACGTGCGCGCCGCGACGGCCGCGTTTGCGGCGGCTTGGATCGCCCCGCTGTCATCCGTCACCCCATCACCGCGAGCCCCGAAGTCGCGTATATTCTTGGGGATGCTCATGTAGGCCCGCAGTGCCGGGGCCGTAAATCTGCCCGACCCCGCGTGTTCCCCGACGACGGAACTGCTGTCCGTGACGGTGCCGAGGTCAGGCATATCGACAATGCGGACGCCGGGGAATGTGCCTGTGGTGACGCTCATGGCAGTGGCCCTCCGGCGAGATAAATGGCTTCGCCCGGATCGGTCAGCGTCGCCGGGTTGGGATCGGTCAGCATGATGACGGGGTTGACCGTGCGCGGCACCGAGTGGCTCAGGTGCAGCCGCCCCTCGGCCAGCAGATCCGTGCCGCCGCCGCCGTCGTAGTCGAGCTGGAGCGCGTAGGCGCAGCGGCGTGGCCAGCCTGCCATGGTGGCGGTGGGGAAGCTGATGTCGAACGCGCCGATGGCGTCTGAGATGGTCCCTAAGCCGACCCACAGCACCGTCTGCGGGCACTGCGGCCAGTGCCAGTAAGCGCCGTAGTCCCACGCCCCTCGGTGGTGCTGATCCGGCCAGACCAGCATCTGCAGCACGGGCCCGCCGATGCCGCCGGATAGCTCGATGCCCTGCGCACAGACGCTGTCGCTGTCGACCACGGTGACGCGCAGGAACAGCGAGTCCGCGCGGCCAAGCACCAGGTCGCGGCGTGGGATGTGGACGGGCGAGGTGCGCATGTAGGGCACCGTCATGGCGAAGGATGGCATGGCGTGGTCCTAACTCTACGGGGATGCCATCAGGCAAGCACCATCGCGCGGGCCTGCGTGGTTCCGGCTCCGCCTGACGAAGATGTAGGCCAGCCAGCAGTGAAGCCAGCAGGCGTGGTGCCACTGAACGCGGCGTCGCCAAAATTGGCGGTGAATGCCGCTGGAGCGAATGTTTCGGCTACAAGAGGGAAGAACTGGACGCCACTGCCGCCGATGGACGAGAAACCAACCCCGCCAGAGCCACCTGGCGCAAAGCCTGCATTGCCATTCCAATTGCCTGATGGGGCTACACGGAACCAGACCAGCTTGTTATCGAGATCAGCGGCAGTGCCAATGATGTCTCCGTTCGCACGCGCGCCAAGCGTGGGATTGCCAGAAGCATTAGCGCCGTTGAGATAGATCTGGCCGCCATTCAAGACGCCGCAGGCGTTGTTCGGAACAGAGCCGACACTGGTTAAGACTGCTGCGCTGTTCGCTATCCCGACAATGCATTGCAAGCCGGGGGTCCATGTCGTCGCGGTGACTTCAAAGTAGTATTTGCCGGAGACGACGTTGCCGATGGCGCGGACCCCCTGACTATTCGCTGTAAGCGAGGCTGTAAGATTGCTATTCGACAGCGTGACGCCCGCGCTCTTGTCGGCCGGGTTCCATGTCGTATTGGCCATCAGACGCGCGCCGCGAGGATCGTAATGCCGCAATCTGCAAGCGTCGTGTCCTGCGTTCCTGGCGCGACAATCTGCATCACATCACCAACAGCGAGACTGCCGCCTGCGCCTGCGAGCGTGCAGCTTGTGTTGCTGCTCGATGTTATCGTGATCGTCCCGAGCGCCGTCGTGGTGCCGCTGCTGATCTTGTTGAGAGTGAACACAGCGTTGCTCGTGGTTTTCGTCGTATCGTAGATGACAGCGCCGGCGAGAGATGCAGGAACAGTTACGGCCATTGGCATCGGCGCGTTGACCAGCGCGCCGGCTGCCGGCTTTCCTTGGAACGGGAAACTGATCGGAACTTGCTGCACCTCGGTCGGGAGCTGCGCGTATGTCGCTGTGCCGGTGAGGCCGGCGAATGTCGTGGTCCCTGCCGGTCCTGTCGCACCGGTTGATCCCGTTGGACCCGTGGGACCGGCGGCACCTGTCGCACCAGGCACGCCCTGCGGCCCTTGTGGGCCGGTGGCCCCCGCTGGTCCTGTCGGTCCTGCTGGCCCCGGAACCGCACTGCCGGCACCCGTCGGCCCTGGCGGCCCCTGTGGGCCAGTCGCGCCCGGTGGCCCAGGGAAGCCCTGCGGGCCTCTCCACGCGTCGCCCGTGGGATCGCACGGCACGTCAGCCGGCTGCGGGCTGCCAGCGAACACCGGGCCGCCGGGGATGCTCACGCCGTCAGGCATTGTCAGCGTCCTCCATGGAGAACCGTGGCTGCGACTGCTGCTGGAGCTGCTGCATCATGGCGTCGATGATCGGGCGCACCACACCATGCTGCCCCTTGTCCAAATGCCACAGCACCGCCTCCCATTGCTGCGCAGTGAGCGTGGCGGAGAGTTGGCGCGATGGCTCGATCGGCTGCATGTCCATGTCACACGCCTGCCACTGCGGCCCAGGTGCCACCGCCGCGTGAGACGTAGAGCGTTGACCCGACTGCGCCATCAACGCGGGAATACAGCGAACCGATTTGCGCGGTCGCAGCAGGCGCACCTGTGCCGCTGCTCCACGCTGGACCGCCCAGAACTCCGGTCGATATCCCGGCCGGACCGATCTGTGCGACGTGGGTCGTGCCAACATAAAAGTGGTGAATAGCAGCAGCGGGGACGTTGTAGTTGAGTTGTGCAGCGGTCACACCAAAGCCGTAGCCGGCGCCCTCATACAGCTCGACATGCTTAATGATATCTTGCGGGTTGGCACCCACATTGGCACCTAGGTGGATGCCGCCATTCGCGTGCGTAGCAGGTGCCATCAGTTGCGCCGCGTTCACTGCCAGCGTGCCGTCCAAGGCGCCTGTGCCACCGGAGGCGATGATCTGCGCGTCGTGTCCGGAATGACCAGAACTGCGGAAGTCAATGTATGGCGTGCCAGCCGCCGCGGTCGATCCTAACCCCACCGAGCCATTCGGGTCTGTTGCGAACAGTGCCCCCGCTACGTTCACATTACCTCTAAAGTTTATCAACCCATCGACAAACGCCTGACCAGTCGGAGCGACTGAGCCACTGCCCCAGATAAACGGCACATAGTTATTGCTGGTGGCGGAGAACTGATTGTTGGTCCCAGCGTCGGTCACAGCGGTCGTGTTATTAAGAAACGAGGTGCCAACAAACATGATGTTTTTGGTCGTGCTGTCGAGCGCAATGGCTACACCACCGGCCAGATACGCCTGGAACAGATTACCGGTGAACAATTGCTCGAAGGCGCCAGCGCCGGTGGTGAGCTTCAGTCCCGTCACGTTGGCTGTCGCCGTAGACGGACCATTAAAGATGTTATTGGAGAAGACGATCTGGGACGTGCCGATGATGGAAACATGCGCGCCGTTGGCAGGGATCACGCCGCCGATGCTATCAAAATAGGTTCCGGTAACAAAGACTGCGAACAGCACGGTTGGAAATGACGCATTGCCGAACGTGACCTGACCATGCAGGTAGCTATCGCTGATGTGGATTTCTTCCAGCCCTTGGCCGCCGACCGTGGGGATGACCTTCAGCGCATTCTTGGTATTCACAGTGTTCAGGTTATGAACGTGAACGCCTTGCAGGTAGTCTCCAATGAGCAGCCCGGTATCGCCGTTGACCAGATAAACATCGCGCAGATTGAGTGCCGATGAATAATTAGGCGCCACGCTTTGCACTGTGACTGCCACACCAAGGCCGGCGCCCAGGCCGTTAGGATACACACTGGTAATCCGTGACAACCAGGTCGCGACGGCATTGACGCTCTGAACGACAAGGCCGCGCTGCCACAACGCGGTTGCCGATGCGCTTTGGAACAGCACATCGTCCACGACAATTGGACCGCCGATCTGTCCCGTGGTTGCCGTCGATGAGAGTTTGAGCGCGGTGCGCGTGGTTGACGTGCCGGTCATCTTGAGCGCGATACCTGTCACGCGCATGGCGCCGTTGTCGGCCAGTCCGGCCATGCTGTTGGCCAGCATGACGATGCCGTCAGCATCGGCGGTCTGAAGGATCGTTACGAACGACGCTCCCACGCCATGCAACCAGACGATATGACCGGCAGCCGTCGTCACGTTGATCGTACCGCTGATCACATAGTTTCCAGCCGGGAACCGCACCTCTGCCGGCTTGCCGAGCGCAACCGCGCTGGCGATTGCCGCATTGATCGCAGCGGTATCATCGATAACGCCATCGCCCTTGGCGCCAAAATCCTTGACGTTGACCACCTCTGCGGCACGATCCTGCGCCGAACGGGAAGTGTTGCCCCCGGTTGCGGTGTAGTTGAGCGGCCCCGACACCGTGCCGCCGGCGAGCGGCAGGAACGGCGCGCCCGCGGGCAACGGGCCTGGGATGCCCTGCGGCCCCGGCGGCCCCATAGGCCCAGGCGGCCCCACCCACGCAGCCGGATCAGGCGGCCCAGAGGCTGTGCTGTAATCGCTGTACGAA